ATTGTTTTTAACTACCTCAGGCATTGAACGAAGAATACTTTCATTACCTGACCGAATTTCATTCCTTGCAGCGTCAACTGCTTTTTTGTATATCTGGTTAAGTACTGTATTTAGTTTCTTTGGATCTCTAGTAACCTCATCAAGATCCTCATCCTTTACAAACTCCTCATCTTTGATCGGCTCAGGAAGAGGAGGTTCTTCTTTTTTAACTACAACTGGCTCGGCAGGTTTCTTTCTTGCCTCTTCCAGTTGACGTCTGAGGTCTTCATTTTCCTGTTTAAGTTTATCTGATTCATTGGGAGGTTCTTCCTCTTTTACCTCTTCCTCTTCAATAGGCTCTTCCTCCTGAGGACCATCTTCCTTAACCTCCTCTTTTATTTCCTCTTCCTCTTCATCTTCCCTCTTTTCCTCAGGAATAACTTCTCCTAAGGTAACACTCATTTCATCTATCTCTTCCAACAAAGTTTTTTCACCCATCTCACTAACCTCCATTTAAAGTTAATAATCTACTTATTTGACACTAAGTGTCCTAAACAACTCTTTCCAATATCCATAAACAGATGCTCCATCACCACCTATATTTACCAATGCTATAATATCATCCTGTTCAGGATCAAAGTTACTAAGGGCAGGTAGATGATTTAAATAGAAGTTCCCACTTGCCTTAGTTCCATCTGTTAAACTAATGTTAGCATCCTGGAAGATAAAGATTTTGATCTGTCCATCTGTACCACCTAAGATACTTGCCAATGTAGCAAGACCTAAACCTGTGACAATGACCACTTCCACACCAAAGTCATCAAGTTCAGTACCTACCGATAAAGAGGTAGCTCCAGCCACTACATCAAGATTTGTTACTCCTACGTTACCAGAGCCTGCGATTGCATTGATAGCTGTTCTAGTCTCTCTAATATAACTAGCTAACTCACTCACCATTCTCTGGTCTGTCGGTTCGTTCACGTTTAAGGTCATCTTTTTGATCCTCCAAAAGTTGTAAAAAGATATTAGGTAGTGAAAGTAAATAGTCAACTGCTTTCATTCTACCATTAAGATCTCCCATGTGTAATAAGACACTTGCAGTAGAAGGGTTAGTATCCGCAGCGTCCGATACTATGTTTTCCTGCTCTTTTCTAAACCCAGTCTTCCATATAGCAAGTTCACGTTTAATGTCTTTCCATACAATAGATTCTTTAAATTGCTCTATCTCAAATTTACTTGAGTTAACTCTTATCTCTGTCCCCATTACATAGCTCCTGTTGGTACTAGATTTCCCTTCTGTGCCTCAGCAAGTGCAACTTCATCTGGCACAGTTTGTACCTGAGTGTTACCAGCTACTCGCTTAAAGTCATCTATATTCTTAGCTCCAAGTTGTTGAGCTATGTATGTGAATATTCTAAATACGTCAAACTGTTGATAAAGTTCAGGTGTCTGAGCTATACGATCAAACATCTGTACCCATACCTCAGAAAAGTTACCACCAGGGATTGAACCATCCCTTGGAATTAGGTCATAGTTAATTGATAAATCATAAGGTGTAACCATAGTCCCAGATTTCCCAAAAGTATTCTTTAACTTTTCAGCATGTCTACCTACTATACGTACATAGGTATCTTGCGACATATATTGCTGTGTATGTACAGCAAACATGTTACCTATATCAGACATAAACTGATAACTGACTAACATCGCAAGACGCTGTAAACGACTTACTGCACTTCCTCTAGTTCCTTGAAACTCACCTTTGGTTAACCTCTCAGGTCCACCAGTTCTAAGTGAACCTTGCATAGATTGATCAGCACCTGATATTCTATCCATCCACTGGGTTATGTAGGAAGAATCAGAGATATTAGTACGAGTAATATCTGTCACTCCAAGTTGCTGTACAACTTTATCTACTCCATGTCCCCAAGCAGGACGTCTTAATCTTATTAGCTTTCCAGGCTGAGGATCTTTAAGATCGTTTATATTTACAAGATAAGGATCAACTACTAACATGTCATTGATAGCTTTTCTTACATTAGCTATATGACTATTAAATAGCCAGTCTAGAGTACCTTGTAACCCATATAGTATTTCCATCCTGCCTATTGGCGTAATAGAATATCCATCATACTCAGGACTCATAACTGCCATTGGATAGTCACCATGATTATGCTTAGCGCGATGACATCTTATTATTACATCGTCTGATGCAAGTGAGAAGAACCATTTCTCAGGATACTCTCCATCTGAGAGTTTCCAGTCTTTAGGTATAAGGTTAATATACATATTGATAATATCTACTGGATTAGTAGAAGTAGTAGCTCCTCTATGAATATCATTAGATCCACCATACTTTGTACCTCTCTCACTTTCATCAGTACTAAGAGAAGATCTCTTATTTGTCTTAGCTTTTAGATACTTAACGTTGAATAGAGTATCATCTGTCTGTTCTTGTGAAAGAAGGTTCATGAAGTTATCACGATCTAGCCAACCATTAAACTCACCTTTCTGAATATTATTACTGGAGACAGAAGGATCTGGCAACCACATATAAGGGTCTACATTTTCAAGAGAGTTGCCTTCAAATAGTAGTGAATCTATATACTGTACATCATTAATAGTACTTTGTCCTAAATCACTCATGGTAGTAACAGATGAACGAATAGGCTTAGCACCATACTTCTTTACCCAAGTAGGTATTCCAATACCTACTCCATATCCAAAAGCATCTCGAAGAACAGTGTGAAGGGCTAAGGGAACCTTTGTTTTAATACAATGTAGACGAACTATAAGTTCCATTAGCATTGCTCCTACAGTATCATCATCTTCTACTCCTTCATATTGGAACATAGGATCTTGAAAAAATGCTAAGGACATGTAAGTTAATAGAGCTTCAAGCATTGAATAAGAATAAGGAAAGACAATAGATATTGGTTTACGTGTATCCTTTTCTTTAACCAAAGCTTCCTTATCATCTGCTGTCATATAAGTAGTAAGTGTCCTGTCTATCTCATTCCAAGAACTAAAGCGCTTACTAATCTCGTTGCGTGATTCTCTAGCCCTCTGCCAGATTTTAGTACGTAACTTATCATGAAAATCAGATCCAGGTTTAAGATCTAACCCATTAGGATACTCATAATCATAAGTATCCTTAGTATAAATACTATCTTCAGTCCATGAAGTTGGTTCACCTGTTACTATGTAAGGCATCTTATATCCTTTTTAAGTTTGTTAAATTTTTAAACAATATTATGGTAAAGATGTTCCTATATCAGTTACTACTAAATTACCTGAGTTATCTACGGTAACTCTCCAATAATGAGGAGTACCTTGTGTATCTTTTAATATCAGTCCCTTTGTAGCATCATTCATTCTTATATCACTAGTCAATATTCCTAATGAAGTATCAGTCCCTTGTGTATGTTTCTTAGATATTGCATCAGAAACATTAGCATGAGTTAGTCCACTATCCTTTAATGTCTTACCAGTAACTCCATCAAACTCAACTATATTAGAGTCAGTCGCACCTGCAGGACCATAGACATCTCCAGCTATAGTACCTACATCACTAAGTCTTACCACATCATCAGGATTAACTGGTGTGCCTGCTTGTATAGGTTGATCTGATACTATAGCCCCATCTGGAAAATCAGTATCATCATACTGAAAGGCATCTTCAAGGGCTCCTATTCTAAGTTTTCTTAGTACCATTAAAAAACTACTCCATTAATAATAAATCCCTTTTGATAATAACTTTCTATATTCTCATTACTTATTGTTATCATAGGACTAGCAATGATAGCTTGTCCATTCACCAAAGCTGAAGTAGGCACGATAATCCTAACCAGTTCATTCTCAGTAATTGCATAAGATGCAAAAGCTGGCAAAGTTATTGTACATACTATATCTGATGTCCTTACAACTCCAGTCGCTGACCATGAACCGATATCAGCTTTTACGACAGCATCCCACCCTGTTGCTTCTGATTGCCAAGCATCCATACCTGCTACTATTGCAGCACGTATAGTATTATCAAAAGCATTATAAGTTGTACCAGTTACAGTGAGTTGAATAACTAGTCCACCACTCACTATAGTACCCTCAGTAATATCTCCATATGCTACAAGAGATACTTCCCAAGAAGTAGCTGTTTCCCCATAAATATATGCACCTATTTCATACCCTGCTCCATATAAATCAGCGTCTCCAATACTAACATTGTCAGTCCATTCTGATACGGGCATTAAGAAATCATCATAAGTTTCACCTAAATCATAACCTGTATCTATACACGGGGAACCTGATTGTAGACTTAGATTCGTAGATGAAACCACTAATGGATCAGCTGATACTGCTGATGCCTCAAACGTTGTTATAGTTGCACTGGTATAGTCTGTGGTCCTATCTACTAACACGCCAGAGGATCTATAATATACATTATCAGAATGAGTTGTTAATGTATCTGTATCACTTAAACAAGGAGCATTACTAGCATATAATATATTATTTCTTAATACAACTCCACCTCCATTAGTCCCACTTAAAAGAATATTATTTAAACTACTAGAAGGATTATAGATTGTATTATTATAGATTAAGAAGGGCCTAGAGTCTAATGTACCAGTTAAAGCTATTCTACTATTGGTAAATATATTACCATAAACAGCCACCTCAGAATCTGCAAATCCACCTTGTCCATAGATTAGAAGGTTAGTTTCCATTTTATTGTATCTAAAAACAAAGTTATCTGGACAACCCATATCGTATTCTACACCGTAAATAGCTTCATTATAAGTTACACAAGCAACTCCCCAACCACTTATCTCATTATATTCAAATGTTACATTATCTGCATTATTTGCTAAATCAAGACAGTTTCCTCTACTATTTCCTGCAAGCCCCGTGTTATAAATAGTACACCTTGTAACTGTTACACCATTGACATAAGATCCTTCAGTCTGCCAGGAGGGATATACTGTTATCCCTTCGTGCCCTGTATCATGAATAATACAGTCTGAAATAGTTACATTACTAACTGTATAAGCGTGTCTAGGGCCAACAATTATTCCATAATAGTACTCACTTCCACTGTCGGTAGTTCTTCCATTTTTAACTTCACAATTATCAATAACTATAGAATCTACATCATTATATGTACCATACGTGGCTCCGACAGAAATTCCAGTAATAGGTAGTCCATTCTCGTTGATGCAAAACCCTTGTAGTGTTACCGTACTCTGATCTATATTAATAACAGGCCATAATCCACTTGTTACTTGTATTGTTGCTCTAACTCCTGTTCCATAAGTATCACCAATATAAGTTACACCGGCTGTACATTCTAATACTGCAAGATAAGAACCTGTCGTTCCTGACCACGTGTCTTGTGACCTAAAATATACTGTATCTCCACTCGTAACCGTAGCCTCAACTTTATCAACTGATGCCCATGCAGTTGCATCAGATGTTCCTGCAAGTGAATCATTTCCTCCACTTTTAACGTAGTAAGTGGCTCCCCATACAGGACTAGTTAAGAGTAGAAATATAAAAGTTAATAATATCTTCATGTA